AGTGAACTATGAAAGAATCATTCTTGAAATGCTTGACCGAATCAAATCGCTCGAAGACCGACTAGACAAAATCGAAGTTGCAAATCAAACAAGTGAAGTAATTGATCAATCAGTCAACATGGAGGATTTTGAGATGAATGATGATAGCATAATCCAAGATAGTGGCAGGAAGAGGTCAAGGCAGGAAATCATCACTATTTTTAGAAACAAGATGGGATTTAGTGTTCGAACGGCCAACCGTAGTGAAGGAAGCGGAATTGTAATTACTCGTAATAACAAAAGCTACAACGTGCGAATTTCATTTAGCCGCTCTTATGATGATTTGGTCAAAGCGGATTTTGTTTGTTCTGGATGGCACACTGTATTTTTGAAAGATCTTGAGAACCCAAAATTCATGTTCTACATTTTCGTTGTTGAAGACGCAAGCGGGATCTTCCATTATTTTATTTACAAACGCGAGGATATTATATCGAATTTTGCCAACAAGGCTCCGGACGCAAACAATAAATTGCATTTCTACTTTCGCATAAAAACTAACGGACGTCCTGTAGAGTTTAGAGAAGAAGAACTCGATGTATCCAAGAACTACAATAACTGGGACATATTTTCAAATTTATAAAAATCATTCACTAACAACCAAGAAGCACTCGACAATTCGGGTGCTTTTTTATTTGCACGAATTGCTTCATGGAAAGGATGATCACTGTGAGTCATCACGATATTGATCAATTTCTTATATGCCTAAAACAAGGCAATCTGACGAAACAGCAGATCAAAACCTTACGTAGGCAAGCACTGGCTGGCGACCTCACCCGTGCACAAAAGGGTCTTATGAAGGCGGTGTCGAAAAATGCAAGTAACTGAACGCTTGGAACAGGTCAATGTCGACCGCCTTGTACCATACGCCCGGAATGCCCGGACTCATAGCAAGGAACAGATCCTGCAGCTTCGGGCATCCCTCCGGGAGTTTGGTTTTGTAAATCCGGTCATCGTGGACAAGGACCTGAACATCATCGCCGGCCACGGGCGAATCCTGGCAGCCAAGGAGGAAGGCATCACCGAGGTGCCGTGCGTATTCGCCGAGCACCTGACCGAAGCACAGAAGCGAGCCTACATCATCGCTGACAACCGCTTGGCCTTGAACGCCGGCTGGGACGCTGAGATGTTGTCGGTCGAGATTGCAGACCTGCAGGGTGCAGACTTCGATATCTCACTTCTTGGTTTTGACAATGCGGAGCTCAATAAGCTCCTGAGTGGCATAGAGGACGTGAAAGACGATGACTTTGATGTCGACTCTGAACTTAAGAATCCTGCGATCACCCAGCTTGGTGACCTGTGGCTCCTAGGTAATCACCGCCTTGTCTGCGGCGACAGCACCAAACCGGAGACCTTTACCATGCTCATGGACGGCAAGCAAGCCAATCTGGTCGTAACGGATCCGCCTTACAACGTCAACTATGAAGGCAATGCCGGCAAGATCAAAAACGACAACATGGCCGACGATAAGTTCTATCAATTTCTATTCGACGCTTTCACCCTCACGGAAAAAGCGATGGCCAGAGATGCCAGCATCTATGTCTTCCATGCAGACACCGAAGGACTGAACTTCCGCAAGGCTTTCTCCGATGCCGGGTTCTACCTCTCTGGTACCTGCATTTGGAAAAAGCAGTCGCTGGTCCTGGGCCGGTCTCCCTACCAGTGGCAGCATGAGCCGATCCTGTTTGGCTGGAAAAAGGCCGGCAAGCATGCTTGGTACTCAGACCGCAAGCAGACAACCATCTGGGAGTTTGAAAAGCCCAAGAAGAACGGTGATCATCCCACGATGAAACCGGTGCAGCTGATCGCCTACCCGGTGCTCAATTCCAGCATGACCGGCTGCATTGTCCTGGATCCGTTTGGTGGTTCTGGTAGCACACTTATTGCCTGTGAGCAGACCGAGCGCATTTGCTTCATGGTTGAGCTGGATGAAAAGTACTGTGACGTGATCGTTAAAAGGGCCATCGAGCTGTTTGGGTCAAATGAATCCGTTTATCTGATCCGAGATGGTAAAAAACTGCGTTTCGCTGATTTGCCCGAACCAACCGAATCATAAACGTATTGTGTTATTCACACAACAAGACCCGATAAACATTGTCGAGATTTGCCGGTGTTTGTCGCACAAATTATGTTGCTATTCAATGGCCTCCGAGTGATAGATGTACATACCAAACGAAGCATAGGAGGCAAATCGTATGAAGATTTTCTACAACCTTACTGGACAAGACCGCAAAAAGCTGGTGGCTGCCATCAGCCAGGAACTGACCGCATCGGCCAAATACCTCGGTGCTCCGACCTTCGCCTTTCAAGTTGGCGACTACCACATCGACAAGAACGGCAACATGGAAGGACCGGGCGACCTCGATCTGGTAACCATTCTATATGCCAAGCATGGCTTCAAAGCAGCAAATGTTGAGCATCTTGAAGCGGAGACTTGGGCAGAACGTGAAATGCGCCGCATGAGGCTCGAAAGCGAGAACGTTCCTGACTACTCAAACCTAGGACCCTACGGCGGCGACGACATTCCAGTTTTTGAGGATCTTCAAATGACCGAGGCGGAGGAGTTGGGGCTTGGCAGAAGACGACGCGAAGATTGGCAAGGAGAAAACGGTATGCAGGCAGATGATTACACACCCGAAGAATCGGACACCCTGACCATTGAGATGCCGCTCGAAGGCTTCACGGAAGAAAACATTGCTAACCTGGAGAAGCTGATCGCCAGCAAGGCCAGCCTGATTAAAAAGGCGCTCGGGATTGATGCTTTGCCGATCGAGCGGACAGAAACGACGCTACGCTTTCCTTGGTTTGCCTTTGGTACACCCGGTGAGGAAGTGGCCGCTTACGCTCGCTTCATTGGCGCACTCTATGCAACGGTAAAAAAGCAGCAGCGGGTCACGGCCAAAGAGCATCAGGTCGACAACGAAAAGTTTGCCTTCCGTGTGTTCCTCATCCGACTGGGTTTTGTCGGTGATGATTACAAAGCGGCTCGCAAGATCCTGCTTCGAAACCTGTCCGGCAACTCAGCCTTTAAGGTAGCTCCCAGAGCAGAGGAGGTTGATGACCATGAATAAACTGCCATCCAAGGCAATGGTTGAAAGCGTGCGGCGTCGCTTCCCCGCCGGCACACGCGTGGAACTGGTTCGGATGAATGATCCGTACTCCAAGCTTAAGCCGGGCGATCGCGGGACTGTAGAATTCGTTGATGACATTGGCACCGTTTTCTGTTCCTGGGACCGGGGATCCAGCTTAGGCGTGGTTTTTGGCGAGGACGAAGTGATCAAAATCGGGGGTGCCAGCGATGACTGACAAAATAAGAGAACAAATTATGGCGATTCGCGACAGTGGCGCGACCAATATGATGGATGCCACTCGGGTCCAGCGCCTGGCATTTGAGCAGGATTTTCATGAGTTGGTGATCTTCATTGAAGAGAACCGTAAGGAGTACACCCGGTTCATTCTGTACGGCGACGCTGGATAAAATAGCACATTATTACGATCAATAATTGTGTAGTAATCCAAGCAGAATCTGGTTGCTATTAGCCTTGCGTAGAGTGATATATACACTAAGGAAAGCAAGGAGGACACAAAAATGTGGAAAAACGGGAAAATCGACAACTGCGAATACTGGGTTAAGAGCTACGACGAGCCTTCAATTTACGGCATAGATGAGGGCCGGATTTCCAAGCTGACCGTCAAACGCGATGGTCGCGAGATCATGAACTACGACCGCGGCTGGGACTTGGAACCTAATACTGATGCAGACCGCGAGGTTCTGGCTAAAATCCTGGCCAAGTGCAACTAAAGGAAAACCAAACCTACACGCCCACCAAGGACTCCGAACAGGGGGTCCTTTTTTGTTAGAAGTTCAGAAAGGGGGAAGAAGTCATACGAAAGCTCAAGAAATACAAGCCGACACCGTTTATGGCTTCGGACTCGCATTATGATAAGAGAGCCGCCGACTATGCCGTATCTTTCATCGAGGCATTATCGCACACGAAGGGCTCATGGGCTGGTAAGCCATTTGATCTGATCGACTGGCAGGAGCAGATCATCCGAGATGTTTTCGGTATCCTGAAACCCAACGGCTACCGTCAGTTCAACACAGCCTATGTTGAAATCCCGAAAAAGATGGGCAAGTCTGAACTGGCTGCCGCCATTGCTCTTCTTCTCACCTGTGCCGATGGAGAAGAACGCGCCGAGGTCTACGGCTGCGCGGCCGACCGACAACAAGCATCGATCGTTTTCGAGGTAGCTGCTGATATGGTTCGGATGTGCCCTGCCTTGAACCGGCGGGTTAAACTCCTGGCATCCACCAAACGACTGATCTACCTGCCGACCAATAGCTTCTATCAGGTGCTGTCTGCGGAAGCCTACTCGAAGCATGGATTCAATATCCATGGCGTTGTGTTTGATGAGTTGCACACCCAACCGAACCGGAAACTGTTCGATGTCATGACCAAAGGTTCTGGCGATGCCCGAATGCAGCCATTGTACTTTCTAATCACCACGGCCGGCTCGGACACGAACAGCATCTGCTATGAAACACATCAGAAGGCATTGGATATCCTGGAAGGCCGAAAACACGATGCCACGTTCTACCCGGTCATTTATGGCGCGAAGGAGGATGATGATTGGACCGATCCCAAGATCTGGAAGAAGGCAAACCCATCGCTGGGTATCACGGTCAGTATCGACAAAGTAAAAGCCGCCTGCGAATCCGCCAAACAAAACCCAGCTGAAGAGAACAGCTTTCGCCAGCTGCGTCTGAATCAGTGGGTCAAGCAGTCGGTGCGCTGGATGCCCATGCACAGGTGGGACGCTTGTGCTTTTCCGGTCGATGCGTCCGGTTTGGAAGGGCGGGTCTGTTATGGCGGTTTGGACCTTTCATCCACAACGGACATCACGGCTTTTGTCCTCGTCTTCCCGCCGACGGATGAAGACGACCTGTACAGCGTGCTTCCGTTTTTCTGGATGCCGGAGGATAACATCGACCTCCGTGTTCGCCGTGATCATGTGCCATACGATCTGTGGCAGCGCCAAGGACATCTGTTGACCACAGAAGGCAATGTCGTTCACTACGGATTCATCGAGCGGTTCATCGAGGAGTTGGGCAAGCGGTACAACATTCATGAGATTGCTTTTGACCGCTGGGGTGCGGTCCAGATGGTGCAAAACCTCGAAGGCCTGGGGTTCACGGTTGTGCCGTTCGGCCAGGGTTTTAAGGATATGTCACCACCAACCAAGGAACTGATGAAGTTGACGTTTGAGGGTAAACTGGCCCACGGTGGTCACCCGGTCCTGCGCTGGATGATGGACAATATTTTCGTCCGCACCGATCCGGCCGGTAATATTAAACCTGATAAAGAGAAATCAACTGAAAGGATCGACGGAGCGGTTGCCACCATCATGGCGCTGGATCGAGCAATCCGAAATGGAGGGAATACTGGCGGATCTGTTTATAACGATCGAGGACTACTGATCATCTGACATGACTTGAGACGCGAATTTATTTCTCCAATCAGGAATGACCTTTTCAATCCGATCATCGTGCTTACGAGCATGGTTGATATGGTAGTTCCACCAGAAATAGTTCCAAAAAATAGCTAGTCTGTACATCGTGCACCCGCCTTTCCAGAAGGATTATATACGAGAGAATTTTGCAAACCCATATGCTAAACCGGAAATTTACCCAAGTTTAGGATGATTTTTTAAGGAGGATTTCAATGGCCCTTTTTGATCGACTATTCAAGGCTCGGGACAAGCCGACAAACACGCTGCCGGGCAGCACTTACAGCTTCTTTTTCGGCAGCACCACCAGTGGCAAGACCGTTAATGAACGCACGGCCCTGCAGACAACCGCTGTTTATGCCTGTGTCCGGATCTTGGCAGAGACTATCGCCAGTCTGCCACTGCACACTTTCCGCTACACCAACCGCGGCAAGGAAAAAGCGCTGGAGCACCCGCTGTATTATCTTTTGCATAACGAGCCCAATTCCGAGATGACTTCATTCGTGTTCCGAGAAACGCTGATGAGTCATCTATTGTTATGGGGCAATGCCTATGCTCAGATCATCCGGGACGGCCGAGGCCAGATACTGTCGCTCTACCCGCTTTTGCCGGACAAGATGACCGTCGACCGAGCAACGAATGGCGAGATCATCTACCAATACCGGACCGAACGCGGTATGTACCTGCTTCGCCGTGAAGAGGTGCTGCACATTCCCGGACTTGGTTTTGACGGACTGATCGGCTACTCCCCAATCGCCATGGCCAAGAACGCCATCGGCATGGCCATCGCCACGGAGGAGTACGGTGCATCCTTTTTCGCCAACGGGGCCAATCCCGGAGGTGTACTCGAGCATCCGGGTGTCGTCAAGGATCCTAAACGCGTGCGCGAAAGCTGGAATGCGGTGTATCAGGGCAGTTCCAACGCCCATCGGGTCGCCGTGCTCGAGGAGGGCATGAAATTTCAAGCGATCGGCATCCCGCCCGAGCAGGCACAGTTTCTGGAGACACGCAAGTTCCAGATCAACGAAATTGCCCGGATTTTCCGGGTGCCACCGCACATGCTGGCTGACCTCGAGAAATCGAGCTTTTCCAACATCGAACAGCAATCGCTGGAATTCGTGAAGTACACGCTCGACCCCTGGGTGATTCGTTGGGAGATGGCTATCCAGAAAGCACTGTTCTTACCATCCGAAAAGAAGCAGTATTTTGTGAAGTTCAACCTGGACGGACTATTACGCGGCGACTACCAGAGCCGGATGACTGGTTACGCCACAGGCCGGCAGAACGGCTGGCTTTCCAGCAATGATATCCGGGAATTGGAAAACATGAATCCAATCCCACCCGAACTCGGCGGCGACCTGTACCTGATCAACGGCAACATGACCAAACTTCATGATGCGGGGCTTTTCGCCGGGGCTAATAAAACTCAAGAAGGAGGTATCCCACCTTGAACAGGAAATTCTGGAACTGGGTCCGCAATGAAGATGGCCGGACCCTCTACCTCGACGGTGCCATAGCCGAGGAGACATGGTACGGCGACGAAGTGACCCCAAAACTTTTCAAATCCGAGCTCATGAACGGCTCAGGCGACATCACCATCTGGATTAATTCGCCCGGCGGTGACGTGTTCGCAGCCAGTCAGATCTACAACATGCTCATGGACTACCCCGGCAAAGTCACGGTCAAGATTGATGGCATCGCTGCCAGCGCCGCTTCGGTGATCGCCATGGCCGGCGGCGAGGTTCTGATGTCGCCAGTGTCCATGATCATGATCCACAATCCCATGACGATCGCTTTCGGGGATACCGTGGAGATGGAACGGGCAATCGCCATGCTGTCAGAGGTCAAGGAATCCATCATCAACTCGTATGAACTGAAGACCGGACTGTCACGGGCCAAGATCTCGCACCTCATGGACGCTGGGTCCTGGTTCAACGCGAAAAAGGCGGTCGAGATGGGCTTTGCTGATGGAATTCTGTTTACCGCGGGCAATTCAGTGCCGGAAAGCGACGGAATCCTTTTCAGCAATCTGGCCGTGACCAATTCGCTTTTGAACAAGCTGCCAAAACGGGCAGCGGATCCCAAACCAAAAGAAAAGCAAGAACAACCCACCCACACGATTGAGTCGCTCGAGAAGCGGCTCTTTTTAATTCAGCCTTAAGGAGGGCCAACACACATGAACAAGATTTTTGAACTTCGCGAAAAGCGAGCCAAAGCCTGGGAAGCCGCCAAGGCATTCCTGGACAGCAAGCGCGGCACCGACGGTCTGGTAAGTAGCGAGGACACCGCCGTATACGACAAGATGGAAGCGGACATAGTTGGCCTCGGCAAAGAGATTGATCGCCTGGAACGCCAGCAGTCACTGGACCTGGAACTCAGTAAGCCGGTGAACACCCCGATCCGCAACCAGCCGAATGTCACTGGCACTGAAGTGAAGACCGGCCGGGCATCGGATGAGTATCGCCAGTCATTCTGGAAGGCGATGCGCAACAAAAACCATATCGATGTCCAGAACGCCCTGCAGATCGGCACTGACTCCGAGGGCGGATACCTGGCTCCGGACGAATTCGAGAACACCCTGGTCGAGGCGTTAAAGGAGGAGAACATCTTCCGCCGGCTGGCCAAGATCATCAGCACCTCGTCTGGTGACAAGAAGATCCCGGTCGTCGCCAGCAAAGGCACCGCCAGCTGGGTTGATGAGGAAGGTGCTATCCCGGAAAGTGACGATGCTTTCGGCCAGGTTTCGATCGGGGCTTACAAGCTCGCGACCATGATCAAGGTCTCCGAGGAACTCCTGAACGACAGTGTCTTCAGGCTCGAAGCCTACATCGCCAACGAATTTGCCCGCCGCATCGGGACCAAGGAAGAGGAAGCGTTCTTTGTCGGGGATGGTACCGGGAAGCCCACTGGTATCTTTGCAGCAACCGGTGGTGGCCAGCTGGGCGTGACGACTACCAGTGCTTCTGCGATTACGATCGACGAGATCATGGATCTGTACTACAGCCTGAAATCGCCGTATCGCAATCGCGCAACGTTCCTCATGAACGACACCACGGTCAAGGCCGTGCGTAAGCTCAAGGATGGCGCTGGCCAGTACCTGTGGCAGCCCTCGCTCACCGCTGGTGCACCGGACACGATCCTGAACCGGCCGATCCTCACCTCCAGCTTTGTGCCGGCCATTGCGTCGGCAGCCAAGACCATCGCCTTCGGTGATTATGGCTATTACTGGATTGCGGATCGTCAGGGACGTTCGTTCCAGCGCCTGAACGAGCTGTTTGCTGCCAATGGCCAGGTCGGCTTCCGAGCCACTCAGCGGGTGGATGGCAAGCTGGTACTGGCCGAAGCGGTCAAGTACCTGCAGATGAAAGCGTGAGGTGACGAAGCATGAGTAACGTCAAGAACTACACCGAGCAGGGCGGCGAGACTTCTGTCATCGGCGGCACATTAGATATTACTGCCGATGGAAAGTTGACCTTTGCAGGTGCCGAATTGAAGCCTGCAGCATTTCAAGCCAACAGCGAAGCAACGACCGTCGCTGGTCTGGTCACAGATCTGAACGCACTGCTGGCAAAGCTTATCGCAGCCGGTCTTATGGCCGGATCGTAAAAATTATCGGGAAAGGAAGGTGCCTGCCTGATGTACAAAATAATTACACCCGTCGCAATAGAACCGATTACAGTGGCCGAGGTCAGGCAGCACCTTCGCCTTCTAGAAGATGCGGCCGAGGACGAACTGCTGCTTGGCCTGGTTAAGACAGCGCGGGTCTATAGCGAAAACTACACCCGTCGCGCCTTGGCCGAACAGACGCTGGAAACCTATCTGGACCGGTTCGTGGGAGCGGATCCTATATTGCTGCCCTGCCCGCCGCTTCAGAGTGTGGTGGAGATTGGCTACACCGACAGCACGGGGCAGGAGACGATCCTGTCCTCTTCAGACTACGTGGTGGATTCGGACTGTGAGCCTGGCCGGGTGATGCCAGCTTATGGCACGACCTGGCCAGTGTTCACACCCTATCCAGCAA